CTTTTGGGCGGCGGCAGAGATACGCAGGCAGCGGGACCTTTTTTCATTTCTTCTCTTTCTTCTTTTCTTTTTTGTCAAATTACCCTCTATGTTCCTGCTTCCGGTGCCCGCCCCACCCAACATCACATTTATCGCCAACGGCACTTCTGCCGTGCAGCGGGCAGCTTGCGGCTCTGCCGCTTGCCCAAGGGGCTGGCCAAATAATCGAAAGGAGAAATAATAATGAAAGTACCCATCAACAAGGACAGTCCGTTGGCAATGGACGACTTCGACGCCGCCGTACAGCAGCGTATGGAGCGCCTGCAAAGCTACATCGACCTGATCCGCACCGCCGAAGCAGTAGAGGAAGAGGTCAAGGCCAAGGGTACAAAACTGTATCTTGGTCCGGAAGATGTGGCGGCATACCTGAATTGCAGCATACCGACAGCAAGGCAGTATATGCACCGTCCGGGCTTCCCTCTCATTCAGCTGGGAGAGAACGGTACAAAGTTGGCTGTGTTCGCCCCGGCGTTCCACGCATACAACGCCGGAAAATACTAAATTGCAGTTGACTGCAAGAAAGGACAAACCAATGACGAAACGAGAAAAGGCAGGCTTGGTTCTGGTGGTCACCGGCTTCCTGCTGGTACTGCTGGGCTGCTGCCTGGTGGCGGACAACCCCTATTGGTGGGTGTCCATAGTGATCAGCGGTACCGGCTGCGCATTGATCGCCCTGGCAGTGTTCGTGCTGCCTAAGGACGACCGGGAGCCGCAGCAGGACAAACAGCTGGTGATCGAGGACGAAAAGCACAAGGTGGTGCTGCTGGCACCGCTGACTGATTTTGAGCTGGCGTATCTGCACGCAGTCAAACTGGGAAAGGATGATGAAAATGGAAGATTACATTGATTTGGTAATTGCTAAGCTGGACGAGGACCATATTGTTCTGCGGGCGCCGTGGAACACCGTTAGAGCCGGTGACACCGTGTATGTGCAGGGTGATGGCAACTACAAGGCGCTGGAAGTCATCGCAGAGCGGAAAACCAAGGCTCTGATGGAATTGCCGAAAGTGACCGCCATTATGCTGCCGCTGGAGTATGACGAAAACAGCAGCGAGCAAAAAGAAAAAGCCGACTGAGCGACCAGTCGACTTAAACACAGGCGGCGAAAAGAAAGTAAAACGCCTGCGCTAATTACATTATATATAAGGACCGCAGAGAAGTCAAGGACAAGCCGTGCGGCAAGGGCGAAAAAGGGGTCTGTGCTCCTTTTTTGCTCCTTGTTCAAAGTATTATTTTTAGGCGCAAAACGCCAACGGCAAAAGTATATCGCTTGGCATTCTTCAGCGGGTTCAGGCGCAGGCAGGAGACCGGCGGCAACAGGGTGTGCACCCGCGCCGCATAATGAGGAGCTGTGCTCTGTGGGAATGTGGAACACGCCGGTGAACCGGTGGGAAACTTGCTTTTCCACCCGGGAGCCGATCAGCGTTTTCCAGCATTTCCATAGAGTGCCGGTCCGTCCAGAAAGGAGCAAACCAAAATGCCATGGGTGCAAAAGACCGTCCATGCGGGAAGATGTATCTATATCCAGCGCCACTACTCCTCGCGCTATGGCAGCAAACACAAATGCACCAGAGGGAGCAACTACGGCAAAACAAGTGAGGCCCAGGCCATTGTAAACAACCGCCAGGCGTGCCTACAGCAAGAGATGATTTTTAACGCCAATTTTGGTCCAGGTGATCTGACCGCTACCTTTACATTCCGTAAGGCGGACAGACCCAAGAATCTGCAAGAGATCAAGAAACTGTGGGCGGCATATATGGCCAAACTGCGATATGCCTACAAAAAGGCCGGTGTTGAATTTAAGTGGATGAGAGCCATTGAGACCCCGGACAAGAACCCACACATCCACATGGCGTTGTCAGGTATTGACTTGACCAAGCTGCCCAGGTGGCCATACGGTCGGGTGGAATTCGTGCCAATAGATGATCGAGACCACCACACCTACGGCGGGTACCTACGCGAGGAGACCCACATCAAACAAGGGCACGAGGGCAAGTACACAACGGCCAAGTCCAGAGTGTGTTTTAGCCGTAGCCGTAACCTGGTGGTACCGGAACCGGAATACCAGGTCATCTACAGCGACCATTGGGCAGACGAACCAAGAGCACCCAAGGGCTACTATGTGGTCAAGGACACGCTGAACAACTGGGAGGACGAAGTAACAGGCTTCAAGTATCAATCCTATGTGCTCTGCCCTGTTCGGGCAAAGAACCATAGGTACCTGTGTTAGGAGGACAAGTGACATACATACAGCAATGGGAACAAATGCGGGACAAGGTGCGCAGCTTGGAGCAGGAACGCCAAACGCAGCTGATCTTGGCGCCGCACAACGCCTACGGCTTTAAGCTAAACATCAATCACCCGCTGATCCGGCCAAAGTGGGACGCCTTTAAGAGCGCCAATGGACTGGGCCAGGGCGGTATGACCGATGATCTGCGCCGGGAGTTTGAGGAGACAGTGCTTGCCAGCAAATATATGCAAAAATGCCTGGAGCAGGAGCGACAGCGCATTGGCACCGTGGAGCACCAGTTCATCCGTATGGCTTACGCTCCTGCGGAGCAGGCAGCGGGCTGATGGGTACCCAAGAACACTGGACTGCTGCCCAATACCAGGAGTATCTCCGGCAGCGGGCTAAAGGCGGGAACAAATACCATGCAGTCAAAGCCCAAGCGGACGGCCACACATACGACAGCCGGAGCGAGTGCAAGCGGGCAAAGGAGCTGCAACTGTTGGAACGGCACGGCCTGGTGCGCAACCTGCGGGAGCAGGTCCCTTATGAGTTGATCCCGGCAGGGGTCGGCGAATACCGAAAAGAGCGCCCGGTGATTTATAAAGCGGACTTTGTATATGAGGTCTGCCAGCCGGACGGCACCTGGAAGTGGGTGGTGGAGGACACCAAGGGTACAAAAACAAAGGAATACATCATCAAGCGAAAACTTATGCTGTACATTCACGGCATAAGCGTAAAGGAGACAGACAGATGAACTTTAAAAAAATGTTATCCATTTGCAAGCGAAGCAAGGCCTATTTTCTATATGACCTGCCAGACGGCGAGCAAATGCTCAGTAATGGCAGCTGCGGGTACATCCTGTACGGCCACCCTAAATACACGCCAGAGACGCTGCGCATGGTCGCTGACTTGGCAGAGGATGACAGCGTGATCATGACAAGGGTGCCAAAAGCGGGTCTGCCGCTGGCAGACCAATGCCCCGATGAAGAATATGCCGCCCCGCTGGACACCTGCATTGTAGCCGCAGGCGCTGTATGGCAACCGCTGATTGTAGGTGCGAGTATGGCGTTCATTAACCGCAGAGCGTTACAACCTATCGAAAAGGAAGAAGAGGGGTACGATCTGTACCGGCGCGGGGACCTGGTGGTCGTTAAATCCGGCCTGATCGTGCAGGGCGTGATCAGAACAATGGATCTGTCCAAAGCAGAAGCTGTATGCAGGGATCTGATCAACCTGGGCACAGTGGCCGGTATGGCCATTGAGGAGCGCAACAATGAAGAATGAGAACGAAAAAACTACAGTTGCGATCTTGGCGACGATATGCCGAGATGTGTGTATCTACGGCTCAATCAATAACCGGTGCGGCCTTGACAAGCCGGAACTGGACGAACACTGCCAGCGTTGCGCGCTGGCGCAGATCAAGGAGGTAACGCTGAAATGACCGAGAAAATCCAAAAAGCAATTGATAAGATCGACCAGGAGGCGGAGAAGATGGGCAGCGCAACCGTGCGCCTGCTTTGCTCACACATTATAGACCACTGCCTGGTCAATGATGAAAACGCGGACAAGGTATTGGCTGAGGGAAAGAGCCTGAAAGGCTGCTGGGCTTACATCACAAACAACGCACGGAAACAAGCAGCGGGCAACTGCGCAGCGGTACCGGACGACACCGTATACGAATGGGCAGCGGGCTATTACGGCTTTACTGCCGAAGAGACCAAGGCGGAGATCATCGACCTGCTGGATCTGCTGTGAGGTGTCGATATGGGAAAGAAACTGAACACGCTTACGCAGGAACAGGCTCGGAAGATTTGGAACGACCGCCCGAAACTGCCGGAGAAAAAGATCAAGAAGTTTGCCCACGAAGAGGTATTCGTCAATGAGCAGTACTTTTTCAAACACAAAGAATGCGGTCACAGGTATGGCTACTGTACAGCCTGTGGCAAGGATGTGCAGATCGACATTGAGAATATGCGACTATGGACGGACAAGCACGCCGCCTGCCGCTCTGCACGGCATAACGACACCGTATGCTGCCCGGCCTGCGGGCACAAAGTTCAAGTCAAAGACGCCGGGCGTGGCCGTAGTCAGTTGTGTAACACGGCAGTGGTGGCGGTAACACAGCGAACACGGAACGGCGGTATATTGCTTTCTTTCGTTCGAGTGTATGAGGATTATACGCGCAACTATAAAGCCGCGCCGGAAAGGGGCACACTGCTGTACGCTGCATACTTCAATCTCGGCCAGCACTTTGTAGCCGAACAAACATACGGTGGAGGGCTGTACATAAGCGTAAAGCAAAAGCCAACACGCCGACTGCCATGCACGGTGGAGCCGGTTAAGCTGGATCACAACAGCTGGAAATGTACAGAGGGAGAGGGAGCAAAGCTGCTTGGCTTTGAAGAGGCGCTGGAGAGGAGCAATCTGCGCTATCTTCCATGGGAAGCATACCACGAGTGTGCCCAGCAGCTTTATCAAAGCACAATAACAAACTATCCTGTTAACCTGCTTGGGTTACTTTATCAATACAGCCGGTACCCGGTGCTGACAGAGCGTCTAATAAAAGAGGGCAACGGTGACCTGGTAGCCGAACAAGTGGAGTGGGACTGCACAACCGGTATGGACTACAAGCAAGTGGTGCCATACAAGGCCATGCGACTAACCAAGCAGGAGTACCGCAAATTAAAAACGCAAGACAACATTTGCTGTTCAACACTCAAAGCAACCAAGGCATTGAAAAAATACGGCTGCAAAATGACAGACGAAAATTTCCGCTTTTTTCTTACTTTCCAATACAGCTGGAGTCAGCAGAAATGCTACAAGGCGTTTGATTTTTTGCGGCAATACCTATCTCCGCAAAAGGCAATAAACTGGGTAAATCGGCAGGCAGCGGGAGGATATGGAACGCCAACAAATGTGCTGTCCGATTACAGCGACTATCTGGATCAGTGCGGGCGGTTGGGCCTGGATGTTAGCCACAAAGAGGTAGCCGTTCCACAGGACTTGCGAGACCTGCACCGGCAGTATTCCGAAGAATTGACACGCCGAGCCAACAAAAAGAAAGCAAAAGAGCAAGCCGAGCGGGCAAAGAAGTTAGCTAAGGATCTGCCAAAGCTGAAACGAAAATATACATACGCCAGCAGCGGATTGTTCATTCGGCCGGCCGAGGGGCCGGAAGATCTGCTAAAAGAGGGCTGCGCCCAGCACAACTGTGTGTACTCCTGTTACACGGAACCATACCTGGACAGAAAGACGGATATACTTTTCGTCCGCAAGCAGTCGGACCCGGATCAATCCTATGTGACCGTTGAGTTCAAAAACGGCGCCGTTATTCAATGCAGAGCCGATCACAACCGACCTGCACCGCCGGATGTGCAGGAGTTCATGCAAGCCTGGCTTGCCCATCTAAAGTCAAACAGAAAAGCCAAAGCAGTCAGTTAAGGAGGACTTATGGATCACCAAATCACTACAATGCAAGAAGTAACGCCCACAACACAGAAAGCCTACGACACCCACGCCCGGATCCTGGCCAATGGCCAGGTAATGGCCAGAGCACTGGTAGATGTGTGCCACGATCTTAAGACTATGCGGGATGAGGGCCTATACACAGAGCTGGGCTATGACACATTCGAGGAGTACGCCGAGCAAGCCTGCGGCATTAAGCAGCGGCAAGCCTATTCCTACATATCAGCATACGAAAAGCTGGGTCAGAAGTATATGGCCGACCACGCCGACCTGGGGATCACCAAGCTGGAGCTGATTTCTCAAATCAGCAGTTATGAGCGGGAAGAGTTCGCCGCAGATGTGGATTTGGAGAGTGCCACAGTCAGGGAGTTAAAGGCAGAGGTGGAACGCTACAAGAAGCAGACGGAACAGCTGACATTCGATCTTGGTCAGGCACAAAGCGAATTAAGCGAAGCGCCGGAGCCGGTGGACACGGACGCGCTCCGTTCTTCCATTGAGCAGGAAGTTAAAGCCAAGTACAGCGCCCAGCTGGAAGAATTGCAGCAGCGGGCCGACGCAGCGCCGGACCCGGAGGCGATCCGAAAGGAAGCGGAAAAGGAAGCCGCAAAGGAATACAAAGCCAAGCTGGCAACGGCAAAGGCAGACGCCGAGAAGAAAGCCAAAGCCACTGTAGAACAGCTGGAGCAGGAAAAGGCAGACCTGAAACGGCAGTTGGACAGCAGCGCCACCAAACTGGACGCCGCTGTTCGGCAAGCCAAGGCAGCTGGCGCAGACACGGATGTGGCAGCCTGCCGGGTGTACTTCACCGAGCTGCAACAAACCGCCGCAAAGGTACAGGAGCTGATCGGCAAGATCAATGCCAAGGATCCGGCCACCGGCACCAAACTCTCCGCCGCCGTTATTTCCGTTTTGCAGTCAACTGCAAAGAATTTGGAGGTGGCAGGCACCGAACGCGGAAACGGCGGTTTCGGAAGCACAGGGAGGTGAGCAGGATGTGTATAGCAGCACAAATCATTCTTGTGGCCGGGGCTGTCATTGTTGCATTTTTCGGCGTGATCGGCTTTGGTCCGAACTTTAAGAAATGAGCGGAATAAAAAGCAGGAGGAAAAATGACGAACAACGAAAAGAAGGAATGGCTGCAACGCTATCGGGAGTGCTGGGCGGAGGTTGAGATTACACAACAGGAGATCGAAGAACTAAACAGCCGGGCGCAAAAGATCACGGCTTCCCTCTCTCCCACGCCGGGAGGCGGGCAGCGGGCAGATTTTACCTTGACGGTAGATCGCATTATAGAACTGAAAGAGAAGCTGGACCAACAAGTCCGGCTTGCTCTGTTGCAGCGGGCAGAAATTGAGACTGCTATTGAGCAGGTGCGCAGTCCGTTGCACCGGCGTGTGTTGCGTCGGCGGTATTTGAACGGTGACACTTTTGAGAAGATCGCGGTGGACGAAGATATTACATACAATCACCTGGTCTCTCGCATTCACCCGCAGTCCCTGGATATGCTGGAATGTGAAAAATGAAAAAACCACTATGCAATGCATGTTGATGTTATAGTATGCAGGTTGCCGTCTGTGTTATAGTATAAACTGCCAAACAGATTGAAAGAGCGCTCCAAACGGTGCGCTCTTTGGCTTTTGCTTTTGTGCTTTTCCTTTCTTAAATGCGGTTACTACGAGGCCCATTTTCAGATGTGCTATAATTATGGTGAGCGAAAGGGGGAAAACAAATACATGCGTAAACGCTCTGAAAAACCTTTAGGCAAGCAGCAGAAGAAAAATCGTGAAGTCCTGAAGTACGAAGAGATCAAGACAGAACTGACCAACATTTCTCCGGCAGAACGCCGGCGCAAACGCATTATGGCTGAGACGGATGTGAAATCCGCATCCAAATTCTTTAATGCGTCTATGGCAGCAGAGTTTTCTTTGATTGCGACTATGACTTCTTGGATCGTTGCACTTCACAATGACTGTAAAGGAGTGATAAGCTATATCGTCCTTGTCGTAGTGATCGTGGCCGCTATCGTTACATCAGTTGCTTTGTTGTTTACTTGGATAAAGAAAAATATCCATCTTGAAAAAACGGTACTAACGCTTGAGATACTGGATGAATTTTTTCCAAATAGCAAACAGAAAAAATAACAGCATATAATCCGTAATTATTACAAAGGAGGTGAGCAGTGTGGGTAAAGAGACCTTAACACCTAAACAAAGGTTGTTCTGTTATGAATATGTGCTCGACCATAATGGGAAACGGTCTTACCAGGCTGCTTACCCGAATTGTAAGGCGCCCGGGAGCGCAGAAAGCCAAGCAAGCCGATTGCTAAGAAATGATAAGGTAAAAAAATTTATCGCTGAGCTGGAAAAGCGAAAGCTGGACAAGTTGGATTTTACCGCAACGGATGTGCTGAACGCACTGTGCTCCATCGGGTTTGCAGAGACGGCAAAGCCGCCGAATACATCTGATCGGGTGAAAGCCCTGGCAGAGCTTCTGCGTCACTTTGAATTGGCCCGAGGGCATGAAGATGAGCAGACGGACGATGGCTTTCTGGAGGCCTTGGAGCAGAAAGCGGGTGAACAGGCATGGGAAGAATAAGCACCTTTCATTTTCAGCCATTCTCCGCCAAGCAGCTCCAGGTGCTCACCTGGTGGTGCAAAACATCACCTGTGAGCGACAAAAACGGAATAATTGCAGACGGCGCTATACGATCCGGTAAGACGGTAAGTATGGCGCTTAGCTATATTCTGTGGGCCATGAGTACCTACAGCGGCATGAATTTTGCCATGTGCGGTAAGACGATCAGCTCCTTTCGCCGGAACGTGCTTTCTTTTCTGCCTGCAATGCTACAAAGTCGTGGGTATCAGGTGAAATACAGCCGCAGCGACAATGTGCTTGTGGTAACACGGGGTAATACGGAAAACGCATTTTACATTTTCGGGGGCAAGGACGAAAGCAGCCAGGATCTGATCCAGGGTATGACCCTGGCCGGTGTGTTCTTTGACGAGGTGGCTTTAATGCCCCAGTCCTTTGTGCAGCAGGCCACCGCCCGGTGCTCTGTCAGTGGTGCAAAATTCTGGTTCAACTGCAACCCGGATAACCCACACCACTGGTTTTATGAAGAATGGATCCTGCCGGAGAAGCGGCAAGAAAAGCGAATACTCTACCTCCACTTTACGATGGACGACAATTTGTCCTTAACAGAGGAGGTCAAAGCCCGGTACAGAACGATGTATGCGGGCGTTTTTTATGCCCGGTACATTCTGGGCGAATGGAAAGTGGCAGAGGGCCTGATCTACGATATGTTTGATGAAAGCCGCCACTGTATTCCGCTGCCGCCGGAGAGTGAGCTACAAGGTTCTGCCTATATCAGTGTGGACTACGGCACCTTGAACCCCACCGTGTTCTTGATGTGGCGCAAATATCACGGCAAGTGGCTGTGCACCAAGGAATATTACTATTCCGGGCGAGAGAACCATAAACAAAGAACGGACGCAGAGTATGCGGACGAGATGATGGCCTTTATCGGCGATACGCCGTATACCTGCGTAGTGGTTGACCCTTCGGCGGCTTCTTTCATTACAGAACTGCAAAGGCGGGGGCTCAAGGTATTAAAGGCGGATAACGCGGTGCTGGATGGAATCCGTACCGTATGTACGCTATTGCAGCGGGCAGATCTGCTGTTCAGTAAGGACTGCACCCGTACCATTGCAGAATTTTACGCCTACCGTTGGTATGACAAAGCGGCTCAGGCGGGCCGGGACGAACCGGTCAAACAGGACGACCACGCTATGGACGCTATGCGTTACTTTGTAAGCACGGCGCTGGGGCGGATCGTAACAAGGAGGACATAAGATGATACTTTACATGAACCGGCGGGATGTGCCGAACCTGGACCGGGGCGAGCTGCCCTCTGCGGTGATCGATTATGTGATCGGTCGAGCGAACGAATATGAAAGACGGTGCCGGACCCTATATGGACGGTATATCGGCGTTCCGCAGCTTCACCGTGGAGATAAAGAGGACGATGTGCGGGCCGAGGCCAACTACGCCAAGTATATTGTGGACATTATTCGCGGTTACTTCCTAAGCGAGCCGGTCAAGTACGATTGCAACGACCGGGACAAGAAAGACAGCCAGGCGCAGCTTTCCCTGGTGTCTACGGTTGAGGCCAAGCTGGACCGGCAAAACGGCAACCTTGTCCGTCACAACGCTGTGGATGAGGACAAAGACGGCCTTTGCGATCTGTGTGGAAAGAAGATTGACATTTCTGCCGTCATGGCGGCCTATCACAGTCAGAATATTGCTACCGTGGATCAACGAAACGGAAAGGCCATAGGTATATACGGTGAAAGCTGTGAGCTGCTATATGCCAGCACAGAGGAGCAGCCACGCCCACGATCCGCCGTGTATGCGCCGGATCAGATTGTGCTGGTGCAAGATGATACTGTGGAGCACAAGGACCTGTTTGCGCTGTGGTTTGAGCAGCGGGAGCGCACAGATCGCAGCCGGTACTATGCGGTAACGGTCTATACTGCCACCCAATACCAGCAGTACGAAAGTACATCGCTGGATAAAGAAAACTATGTGTACAACCCGGTGGGTACGCCGGTGCCACACTTCTTTGATGAGGTGCCGGTGGTGTGTTATGAGAACAACGAGGAGAGACAAGGCGACTTTGAACAGGTGGCCAACCTGATAGACGCCCGCAATGCGCTGCTGTCCGATCGCCTGACGGACAAACGCAAGTTTGTCAATTCTATTTTGGCTGCCTACGGTGCGGTATTGCCGCCGGAGACAATGGCAGCCGCTAAACGGGATCACTTCGTAGATGGTATTCCACAGGACGCCCGGTTGGAATATGTGCAAAAGACCTTTGATGAGAATGCATTGAAGGTGCTGGACGATACGCTGGTATCGGATATTCATAAAATGACTTTAACCCCGGATATGACAGACCAGGCCTTTGCGGGCAACGCCAGCGGCGTGGCGCTGAAATTAAAGCTGCTGGCCTTGCACCTGCTTGTAAAAAGCAAAATGAGTGCTATGGAGGCGGGCTTAAAGAAACGCTGGAGGTTATATAACAACTGGCTGGCCCATAACGGAATTGACCCGGTATCTGTGGACGATGTGGATATGGTGTTTACTGTGGCCCTGCCCATTGATGAGGCGCAGATCGTGCAGATGGTGTGCACCTTGAAGAACGCCGGACTGGTTGATGATCAGACGCTGCTGTCACTGTTATGGTTCGTTAAGGACCCGGCGGAGGCTGTGGAGAATATGAAGCAGCAAAAGCAGGAGAACCAGCAACAATATATGGACAGCTTCACAGCCAACACAGAGGATAAGGCTGATGAAAAGGGACAGTCGGCAGATCAGGAACAGCAAGACAAAGAAAAGGACGTTTAACCTATGAAAGCAGCAGAGTATTGGAAAAGGCGAACGGTTGACCTGGAACACCTGCTGCAAGCGCGCACCACCGCTACGATGGTGGAGGTCAACCGTATGTACGCCCAGGGTGTAGAGCAGCTCAACGAGCAAATTGAGCGTATTCTCCGCCGGTATGTTAAAAACGGTCAGATCAGCCAGGCTTATGCCTTGCAGCTGCTGAGCGCAGGCCAAACCGCAGAGGAGCGCCAGCGTCTGCTGGAACAGCTACAACAGACTAAGGAACCACAGGCACGGCGTGAATTGATCGCTATGCTGGACGCTCCTGCGTATGCGGACCGTATCAGCCGTTTGCAGGCTTTACAGAACGCTATTCGTGCGGAAGCCGTAGCTATGGGCGTGCGGGAGGAACGGCTGGCGAAAGCGCGACTGACAGATACACTCAAACAAGCATACTACCGCACTATATTTAACGACCAAAAGCGTAATGGTCTATATGACTTTCGCTTGATCAGTGACCGCCGTGTACAGGCCGCACTTACCCATAAGTGGAGCGGCAAAAA